GAGACGGTTGCTAGCGACAGTTCTCCATTCCGATGCAGAGGCCTGAGCAACATTGAGTTTTCTCAGGGTCTGCTGTAACATCTCCTTATACCTAGACGCAGACATAACGTTCTAAGCCAGTGAGAAGATGGGGACTAGTTGTGGATGGTTCTGTAGGAAGACTAGGTTTATGTGTGGGTGCTGATTCTTGTGTTTTCGGAGTTTATTTGAATAACAAACAGATTTAAAGGGATCATCGTAGGAACAAGGGAAAAGGTGCCTACTGAATGTATCAAGCTAACCGCTAGCTAAGATCAGAGAAGAAGGAAAGGGTGTGCAGGTCAACCGCTCACCACGCAGCAGGAGTCATCAAGTTCCCCAACCTCTCACTCCCCTAATCCAATGTCCACGGGTTCACCACCGACCCCAACCTCTTCGAGTTCTTCTGCTTCGAAACCGTACCTCTGCTCCAGTTCGGTTAGCCTTCCTTCTCGAATTCTATTCCTCCTTTCGCGCTCCTCCATAAATGCCTCAACAATAGCAACATAGGCATTCGAGCGATAGAACTTCTTAATATCTTCTCCGATCTCCTCAGCCACCTCAAGAGCGCACGCAACCAACGGCTCCAGCTCTTTACGAGGGAAAATTGGTGACTTATCCCCATAGATGAGTTTGACATAAGGACGCAGAACAGGATCTACCTTGATAAGTGCGTTGACACTGTCCTTATAGATTCCAAGGGGAGTCCGGAGAACTGGGATTTCCGTCACCCAGTCATAAGCCTGCAAGAAGTTCATGGTGATCTTCGCATGATTCATTCCGCTCCATTGAAGAAGATGCATAGTGGTATACACTAGGTCTTGACCGAAGTTGGTATCAGACTGGGCATACTGGGCAAACTCTGTAACAACCACTGCTCGGAAGCCGGAAAGTTCTGCCCAGGCACTATTGATCGGGACATGGCTCTCATCACTCAGACGGAGGTCCCCGTCCAAGAACGCGATTGGTTGGTGGATATGGGCCTTCCTCTTAATAGCGTCTGGTCGCGCCCCGGACAGTGCAGAATGGTCATCCCCCTCCACACGCTTACCCATGATGAATAGGACTATAGAGTAATGCCCGATGATTACTTTGAGTGCCCACTGCTTATTAGCAGTGCTCCACTCCAGAGAAGGATTGATAGCTGGGAGACCGGGGATTACTGCAGCAGGAGCCATCCTGGCCACGATGTCTGTGGTTTTGGCTTCATCCTGTGTTTCCAATGCTTCCTTAAATTCCTGATAAAGGTCTGTGATGGCCTTAACCTGGGCATCAGTGAGTTGGGAGATGGTAAAGACATTGGCTGACAGTTTGGACTGGAAGCCAGGGAACAGCGCAACGGTGTAGACCGCTATGTACGCCTTCCAGGCGTTGAGTGAGGTACTCTCGGACGTTCCACTACACATAATCATGAACAAGAAAGCTCGTCGAGTATCATCAGAGGCAGAAGGAGGAAGAACAGGAACGACGATCTTCTCAACAAGGCCGACGGCCATCAATCCTCCTTTTCTAGCTTTGGGCTGAACAGCCGAGGCGGTGAAGACACCTGATTTGAGTATAGCTTCCATGTCTTGATCTTCAGGTTAAGTCCTACAGGTGATGTTTGCACGTTCTGATGGTGCGGCTTGGTGCTCAGAAGTTGTGATAAGAAATGCCAGTTTGTTAAAATGAGATCTGGTGATTTCGATTTAGGTTTGCTGGAAT